GACTGTTGTATCGAACGCGGTCTCTGCTCCGGATAGACAAGCACCGGAAAGTGTTACAAATTGACCATGATCGAGAGAAATCTTGCTGTCAGAAACTGCTCCTTCAGCTAACTTAGCGTTTGTAACGTTTAAGTCTTTAATTTTAGCAGTTTCAACTGCATCAGTAGCTAAGTGACTTGCCTCAACACCGAGCGCTTTAATACGCATACCTGTTACGCTGTCTGTTGTTGTTTCAAGTGTATTATCAGCAATTCTAACATCGGCGGATAACACGGCGTTACCAGCATCACCTTCGATGTGTAAGTCGATTGATGCAGTGTCAACTACAGACGACAGTCCCTCTACTGTGATATCATTACCTAGGCTAACACTAACACCGTTAATGCTGATATAGTCGTTGAGAATCTTGGCATTAGTTACTGCGTCATCTTTAATGGCTCCTGTCTCAACAGCGTTATCAGCCATATGGTCGTTTATAACAGCGTCAGCACCGATCTTAGCGGATGTAACTGCTGATGTAGCAATCTTAGCTGTTGTAATGCCGTCAGACGTGCCAGTCGAGTCAGCAATTTTCGCTGTGGTAACTGCACCAGCGGCTAAACCGGCTGTTTCAATAGCACCGTCACTGACGTGATCGTTCCTAATCGCATCCGCGGCAATCTTTGCATCTGTTACAGCGGAGGCGGCAATGGAGGCAGTCGTGACAGCGTCATTAGCTAGGTGTTCGGCTTGAACAGCGTCATCACTAATATGATCGTTTCTAACAGCGTCAGCAGCAATTTTTGCATCTGTGACTGCTGATGCGGCAATCTTGGCGGTTGTTATTTGTAAGTCGCCAACCTTAGCTGTAGTAACTGCACCGGTGGCGATATTGCCTTCTTGTACAGCAAGCGAACCGAGCGCAGCGTTGTCAACTGCACCGCCGGCGATATCACTTGACTCAATTGTATTAGCGGCGATCTTGTCACTTGTCACCGCATTATTTTTGATCTCAGCAGTATCAATAGCGTCGTCAGCTACTTTAGCGTTTGTTACTGCATTAGTCGCTAAAGCGTCAGCGTCGACAACTCCGTCTCTAAGAGTTGGTATCCATGTAACTGTACTTGTTGATCCATCTAGTGTAACAGACCCTTGTAAGTCTGAGGATGAACCGAAAGATATACTAACTTGATTAGCCCATTTAGTCGCAGTCGTGGCGTTACCATCTAAGTTAGCGGATAGCGTTGCTCTTGAAATTGTACCGGTGGTGGATACATTACCAACACCTGGTGATGTTGTCTGACCATCGAACAACTTGAATACACCGTCAGTAGCATCGCGGAACAAACCAGAATATGCAGAGGTAGTACCTCCATCGGTACTATACTGCCCATAGAAACCTATGTCGAGGGTGTTAGTGACATTTTTCGAGCCAAGGGACAACAGCGGATCTTCTACCTCGATCGCTGTTGTGTTAAGTGTTGTGGTATCACCTTCGACAATAAGGTTACCAGTAACCATTATGTCTTTGTCAAAAGTTGCGTTATCTAAGCATGATAGACCGCCAGCGAGTGTACTACTACCTCCAACTCGCAGTCCGTGCTTTACTCTAAAGTCCGGGTTTTTTACTGCCATAATTTATCCTATAAAAAACAATATTATTATGTTCTTACAGAAGGTAGCTTCACTGTCCGCTAGCGAATATGAAAATATTCTCCTTGACTGTACTGTCAGGATTATTTATGCCACTGAGCCTATAGTCAACTATAATTATGCCGTTATTAAGCAGGGGGTTCTGGGGCTGGGCCTGGGGCTTCTGGTGCAGCTCCTACGTCGCCACCAACATCACCACCGGCATCCATAGGACCTGGCCCGAAATCAGGTGGAGCTCCACCTGGTGCGCCCATTGGGGCACCTCCACCAGGAACACCTCCCATACCCATATCACCTTCACCACCAGCTCCTGCTGCAGGCATCGAATCCCACTCTGGGCCTGCGGCTTCGATTTGCCCAAGTTCCCATTTAAGTGCAGAATCTTTACGTAGCCACTCTCTATTGGCTTTAATTTGAAGATCGGACCAACCTAAGTACTTCTTCTGTGCATATGAATTGGATACCAGATCATTTTGACTGAAGTTATTGTAATTGTTATACTTAAGTTCAAGAATCTGTTGTGCTCTTAATTCACGGAAGTTTCTAGGTTCAGTAAACTTAACGTCAAAGTGATTTTCTTTGAGCTTAAATTCTTCCCATTGATCTTTCAACTTAAGATGTGTAATGAACGAATTTTTAAGCCCTTGCGCAAATGTTTCTTGCAATCTGACGATAAAATTGGCGAACTTAAGCTCTTCTCTTAACATTGTTGCATCGGTTGCGTTATATTGTGATTCTGGATCAACTCTATTAACAGGCACCTTAAGTGACTTGTAAAGCTTACGTACAAAGTAGAGCAAGTCTTCTAACTGGCCTAAATTTTGACCACCTTGTAATTGATCAACTGATGTACCGTCACTGCCCTGTCTTTTAGCAAACCAAAAACTGTCAAGCATTGATTGTGGGTTAAATGATTGTACAGAATGCCCTTGATTGGAATCGTATGTTTTACGTGACCAGTAATTTTGCATTAAGCGTTTTAGATACGCCTCAGCTTTCGGCGCTGGCATGTTACCAACATCAACATTAAACACTAAACGTTCTGGTGCTCTTACTAATCTGTAAATTACGATAGCATCCTCAATTAAAGACAACTGTCTATAAGAGCGACGAGCATTTTCAATGAACGGTACTCTGACTGTCTTATCCTCATTCCATACACCACTGTGGATATACGTAACCTGGTTCTTATCAAAAGGTATTAGCTCAAACTTATTAGGGTCACCTGATGACTTGCTGGCGACCATGTCGGGATCTTTAGGTTTACGTAACATAAAGCCTTTAATAAGGACGTTCTGTACGTTATCGTAAATTGGATCGATTAAATCTGATGGCATCTGCATTACGCCAAGCACACCTTTATCAACATTCTTCTTATGAATGATATTTTCGAAGAACAGCTCACCATCAATCATTAATGTGCGGAAATATTCCCATCCTTTATTAGGGAAGTCATAATGTTCAATGAAATGTCTAAATTCTTTTTGTAATTGTTTTTCAACAGCATCAGAAAAGTCTCTATGCCGTACCTTTAGGTTTATTACATCACCTTCTTCATCTTCAACAATAACTTCATCACATATCTCATCTAAAGCATCAGCTACTTCAGAAAAAGCAGCCATAACTCTATAGTCTCTCAACCGTTTAGACTTATCTTGGTCTAAATTGGCATACATGTAGTTGTGATACTGTTGTTCTGCATGCATGCCACCGGCTGCTGCACTAAAGACGTCTTGTGCAGACGGTAGAGTAGACACAGCTAGCTTGTTTAATTGTTCATCTCGCTGAGTGCCAGTGTTATAGAAGTACTTGAACTTGGGGTTAACAGACTGTACGTCGTTGATTAGATTTTGATTAGAGTATGGCAGCTTGGATGCAATATAATTAATTAAACCACGACCAAATGTTGATTCTCTACCTGTGCTTGCGTTATATTCTGGCATATTATTGGTAAACTCTTATTGTTGTTGTTAAGCTAGTTGACAGCGTGTCATATCCTGCAGGATTAACTACTATTATATCCATATATCCAGTATTTTCAATCGCTGGAAGTGTTATTTCTAGGATATAGTCGTTTACAACGTTGAATCCATGCTTTTTAGTCGTTGCTGTACCGTCTGCGCTTAAATTATTTATATTATATCCTGAAAATGGTGGATACATAGCAGACAAATTAGCTGCTGTAAATAGATCGTTCTCCGTTAAACCAGTAATAGCAGATGTAAAGACACCAGCCGTCGTGCTGATATAAACCGCGGTAGTATACTGTAAGCTTTTACCTTCAATTACTATCTGTGGGTTTTCAGTGTCAACTAGCACCTTTTTTATGAACATATTACTCATATAATCTGTTACACCTTTAGAGATGTATGTGTATGGGTAATTTGTACTGGCTGGTGCGCCATCTAATACGGATGTTATCTGAGGACGCGCGGAAAGGTTGATGCTAACAACACCATCTCCTGTTTCAGGTATATTTGGCTTCTGTAAACTCATTCTAAAAAGGAAATTCCAGTTACTGGGTACATATCTGTATAAGCATATAAGATATTTGGTCCTACCTTTGTTCCACCAGCTGGGAACAACCATGATTTAACTGTAAATGATGTATCTGCACTAATTCTTGCTGGGTTATTAGGCTGAACATCGGTTGGATAGTCCATATTAACACTTCCAGACCATTCGATCTCTGTTCTTATCTCTTTTAATAGAGATGATAGGTCACCGGGCAGTTTCCACGATACAACGATGTATGGATTAGAGTATGGTATAAAATTTGACAGTATTTGATCTACATCATTCTGATATTTGGTCATAATCGACATGTTAATGTCAATATTCACCGGAACTGGCATTGGAATATTATCATATGTCACTGTCTTCGGGTCATCATTAGATGTTTGTGCATCATATGTACCTCTAATCTTATTAAACACACGAGAACTGTCTCTTGAAATGCCTCCTATAGATACAACTACTGCAGGCAGTGAGATATGCTGTGATTTGTTAAGTAAATTGTGTAGAGCACGCTGTTTTGGTGAGTAGACGTATCTAACTGCTAGTTGATCCTTAACTACTCTAGAACTATTGTACCGATTTATAACAACATCATTAAATGCACTTATAAATTGGATTAGAACATCCTTTATCTCGAAATAAAACGGCTTCTTCTTCACTTGAAGTATTTATTCGCTATCGAATACGTTTAACGAAGTGTTCAGGTAGCTTATTTGTATTCATTTCAAGTAATTTCACTACAGCCGCATCTAAAATGTATGTTACCGCGTAGTCTTCTGTAGAT